GAAGGATCGATGTTTCGGATCACTACCGGCACCGCGCCATTGTCGAGTTTCACATCCTTTATGCCAGCTTCACCGCCGCCAAAAATCCCGCGATAGACTCCCGCAATCCCTCCCGTGCCGCCCGCGCCGTAGATCAGCGGATGCAATGCCCGCGCCGTCATCTCACTGAGACCGCTGTAAATCGGGCGCATCATCGCTTCATGCAGTGTGCTCTTGAGCTGGCCGCCGAACTGACTCGGATGTTCGAACAATGTCTTGTAGAGCGGCTCGATGGTGGACTTCAACGTCTCCATCTGCTGCTTCACCATCTCCGCCAGCTTCAGTTCCGCTTCCTCGCGCGCCTTCGCATCTTCTTTGTGAATCTTCTCCACCGCCAGCGCGCGATCACGCTCCGCGTCCCATCCCTTCTCGAATAGCGCGATGCGCTGCAGTTCCTTGTTATACAGTTCCTCATTGAGCTGGATCTGGATACGATACGCTGCCATGATCCCTGCCGCCGGATTGTCTCCCCGGAATCCCAGTTCCGCGCGCCGCATCGCGAGATCCGCCGCATGTCGGATATCCTCTTCGTCAGCCGCCAACTGCAGTTTCGAGAGTTCCTCCTGATGCGCGATTCGCAGTTCCGCGTCTTTCTTGTCGAGCGCGGCCATGTCCTTCTTGCGCTGCTCTTCGTTCGCCAGCCCGGCGAGTTCACGCGCGTGAAACACTGCCGCGAAATCGGCTCGATCCTTCTCGATTTCCTTCAGATTCCGGGCATCGGTTTTGCGTTTGGATAGAGCATCAAGTTCCTGCAGGAATGTGTCCGTCGCAATCTGCCGCCGCTGCTCATACGCGGCATTGATATCGGCTTCCACCTGTTTCCGCGTGGTTCCTTCCTTGCCGCCCAGATCGCGGATCGCGACCGGCTCGATCCCCTGCCGCTCGATCCGCGCGCGTTCACGCACATAGTGCTCCTGTTGCTGCGTACGCGCCCGATTGAATTCCTCATCGCGCTGCTTCGTCTGTAAAGCGATCAGCTTGTTGTACTGCTCCTGCAGTTCGCTGATGGCCTTATCCGCTTCGCTTCGCGTGAGCAGATGGGCCGTCACCTCGCCTTCGATTTCCGTACGCTTCTTCCGCATCTCCGCTTCCGCCGGTAACTCGTACGGATGCTCAGTCAATTCACTGACCTGCTCAGAGACCTTTGCTAACTCCACCGGAATCTTTTCACGCGCCGCCTTCTGTTTCTCCAGTAGGGAGTTGATATCGGAATGCGCTTTGCGTAATTTTTCGACAGTGGCGAGTGAATCTTCGTAGGTCTTTTTCGATTTATCCAATTCCTCTTGACTTGCCAGCAGAATTCCAAAATTGGCTTTGGTTTGATCGTATTCCTGCTTCGCTGTTTGTAGCTTTTTCTCCGCCGTCTCCAGTTCGCCTTTTTCGAGGTCCGCGAGGTACTCGCCACGTCTCTTTACTTCGGCAGTGCGTTCCGCTGCTGCTGTTGCTGCTGCTGTTTCTTTGGCACGAGCCTCACGAGCCTCCAGCTCACCGGGTTGCGGTTGCGGCCCCTGTGGCACATACGGTGCAGCACCGAATTGACCGGTTGTGATTAAATTGGTGAACCCACTTACGAAACCACCGAATCCGCGTCCCATCCCTGCCGTGGGAGTACTGGTTGCAATCGCAGCTCCCGCCTTCGCGCCGAGCTGCGCAATAGCCCATTGCGGCAGGCCCGGCGCAGTGGTATGTCGCCCGGCCTGAGCCATTAGCCACGCGAGAAACTCTGTATCCGTGGCCCCTTTTTTGATCCCTGTAGACAGGTTTGTAACCAAGTCCACCGTGATCGTGAATACGTGTGCGGTCAATTCCTCCAGGTGAGTTTTGAACAGGCTGATCTCCGTGTTCATCTTCACGATTTCGAGGTTCATCTTGCGGCCCTGGTCAATTTTGTCCTGAGTAATGAATGGAAGATCATTACTCTCTCTCACCGCGTCGTTGAGTTCATCAACCATCCCAATCAACTGCATGCCTGACCGATGAAACAGCTCAGTCATCAAAGCATCGTTCTTAAAGAACTCCGGCTGGTTTTTGAGTACCTCCGACAATTGTTGGAGAAATTGCATCACCGATAGCGTGCCCTCTTTGAGGCCCTTTAAGTCGAAGCGCATGTCGAACAGCGCTTTGCGCGTTTTCTGCGCTTTGTCGTCCGTTCCCTCGATGGCAGCGGTCAGGCCTTTCATCATCATGGTGACGGAGCTGATATCGTTGCCGGTCACCTTGAATGCAAACTGCAGTTGCTGAACCTCCTTTGCGGACATTCCGGTCTGAAGTTGGATATTATGAATCTCCTGACTGTACTGACCGAAGGCTTTGGCAGCCGTATACCCTGCCGCTTCGACAGCCCCGAATGCGATGCCCAATCCTCCCAGTGCCCCTGCTGCGAGACCAATGCCGCTAGTCAGGCCCGCGAGCATGCCGGTCGCAGCGGATACACCACCTGTTCCTGCCGCTGCCGCTGCGGTTGCCGTTGTCCCGGCAGCCAGTGCTCCACCACCGCCCATAAACCCCATGCGCGTGGCAATGCTCGTGAGCTGTCCCACTTGCATCATCATGCTGCCCATGCCGCCGGGCAGGAGAATCCCTCCAGCCTGCATCAATGCGCGAAGACCGGACGGTTGCGATACTGTTCGTACCCGCTTCTCCTCCACTTCGATCATCTTTTTGTAGGCTTCAGTAACGCGCTCGATGGCCTTCTGTTCCTGACCCAGTCCCTTGATGACCGCGTCGCGTTCCGCTTCCAGGCGCTGCACGCCGGTCTTGCCGTACATCTCCGCCCTTCGTTCGATGGACTTTACGTAGCTTTCCTGCGCCCGCGCCGCACGCGAACTGACCGCAACCAACTGTTTCGCAAACTCATCGAGCGATTTGCTGGCTTTCTCTACTTCCTCCGCCGTGCCGGTAGCGATGCCCTTGATGGCCTTACGAACCTCATTCACACCCTCGTTGATCGAACGTGGGTTGAACTTGATATCGATATCGACACCGGTCGGACCCATTTAATCCGCACCCTCCGCAAACCGTAATGGAACATGCTGCAGCAGCACTGTTCTCAGCCGTGTATAGAGCGCCTCCATATCACTGGGCGACAGACCCCACATACGGTCGATCTTGTTGCGCGAAGCGATGATCTTGTACGCTTCCGGTGAAATCGGTCCGATGGTCGCGACATCATCATTGGCAGTCTTCACCTTCAACGATTGCAGTGTGCGCCCGCGCAGAGTCCAGTCGCGAACCGGTTTCCCGGTGTACTTCCTGGGACCGCCGAGGGGCACAAACCGGCCTGTCTGTTTCTCCGTCGCATACTTCGATGCCAGCGCCGGTGCGCTGCCGTCATCCACGTTCTGAACGTTCTGAATCCGCGCCGTGATGTGATCGAGCACACCTTGCCCAAGCTCAGCCATTTCCTCTGCGGTAAACGGCGACCACGTCACCCTCGCGCGAACGATCTTGGTTTCAAACGTCGCCATCCTTCAGTCCCTTTCAGTCCCATTGCTATTTCTCATCCGTTACCACCATTAAAATCCGCCTCCCATCCGTGCCTGCTTCTGCTGCATCTCGCGCACCCGCTGCTTCTCCTCATATTCCTGCCGCCGCCGCTCGCTCGACTCTTTCTCGTACTTGTAGCGTTCCTGCTCCAGGATTTTGAGGCCCTCGCGCACCTCGACACTCACTTCGCCAGGATCGACGTTGTAGTGCTTCGCATCGAACTCGTGCTCCAGTACCCGGTCGAGTAACCGGCCCGGCATCGTCCTCGTACGCTGGTATTCGACATCCACCACCGGACAGGAATCGCACCGCTCGATGACGGTGCCCGATTGCCCGCAGGAAGTACACCGGCCTGGAAACTGGATCTCTTCCGGCTGCCAGCGGTGTTCGCAGGCGACGCACTTTACGGTATTGGTGTGTGGACATCCGCTCGCTCCCTCTTCCTCGCCACCCTCGCAGAACTCTTCGGCACGCAGCAGACGGTAGATGAGGAGCCGGAACGGCAGCGGAAAGATCCACTCGCCCGGCTCTATGCGTTTGGGTCGATGGCCGGGTCCAGATCGTAGAGCGCACCTGACACCTCTGCCGCGACCTGCCGCTTATGATGCGGTGGAATTTTGGACACGAATGCCTTTAATTCATCGCCTACGAAAGCGTGGCTCGCGCCGTTGGTGGTGCCGACCGGAACATTGATCTGCGGAGAATAGCCTTCGACAGAGACGATGATCGCATCGTAAAATGCGACCGGCACGTCCGGCGGATACCGCTGTTCCTCGGTATTGTGGCGCATCTCCCGCGAGCGGATCACGCCTTCCCGGTACGCAGAGATCTCGCGCGTGAGCGGCATGCGGCAGCGGTGAACCGTGCGGCCCCATGGCGTCTTCACACCGACCACATACTCATCGCCCTCGCGTTCGTACGGGTCGGTTTCCGTGAATAGCGCAATGTTGATCGCGTATTGCATCTCGTACTCATCGAACGGTTCGCCGGACTTGTCCAGGCGAATGGTTTCGAATAGCTTACGCTCCGCATCGCGGTTCGGAATCGTTTCGCTACGGCTGATGCCGCGCCCGAGGCGATAGGTAAGAGTCTTGATGCTCGCGGTATAGGCCGCAACCTCTTCTGCAGTCGGCAGCCGTAGCACGGCAGTCTTGTGCGGGTTCCGGATCTCCACCGGAATGCCCGGCACGTCGTTGCCATTCACGGTTTCGATGGTTTTCAGTTCACCGTACATTGCCGTTCTCCTTAGTCCGCCGGTCCGAGCAACCGTGCATTGAAGTCGCGTTCCAGGCGCGCGAGGTTGGAATACTTGGTTCCGGCAGCGGCATCGTACGGAATACTCGCGCCTTTCGCATAACTGTTGCCCGCGTGGGAATAACCATGACCTGACATCACCACGTACAACTGCGTGCCGTTCGGTTCGAAGTTCCGCTCCTGCGGCGGCGTCAGCGAATAAACCATGCGGCGAACGCCGACATTCGATTTGGTGTTGGGTCCGATAGGCATAGTCTTTCTCCCTACGCGGCTGCCGGTTGTGCCGGTGGTGTACTCGGCGGAGGCGGCGGAGGCGGAGTGGCTGGCTTACCGTTCTTGCCATTCTTGCCGTTTGCCTCTTGTGTCGGCCCGGGCAATGACTGTCCGACGCCAGTGAGTCCGCAGGAGGCATCCACGCTCATCGGAAAACCGGCAGTCGCGCTCCACTTGACGGCCACGGTCACAGTCACTGAAACGATTCCGTCCTGCTCTCCATTGACCACCGTTTCGTACTGGATCGCGGGGAAGTTGAACGTCACGCCATGTGTGGCGTCGAAGGTTGCCGTGACGGTCGCCGTTCCCGGTGCTGACAACGGGTTGAGCAGATATTGATACTCGGTCGAATTCTTGAGCAATCGCGCGGTGAACGTAAATGTCGGAGCGCGAGGTCCGATTTCAAGGCGGCCTCTCACCGCCGCGCCATTCTGCACGCCGCTTCCCGGGAAGAAGCCGGGACCGACCAGCAGGTTATTCTTCCATCCGATGGTGCCGGATAACATCGTCGCAGCCTGAATATAATCGACTCCGTTGATCATCATCGACATATTGGCGGATAGCAGATAGTTCTCCACAGTCGTTGTCGGAATTGGTGTCGGAACACCGGATGGCGTCGCCATGATTCCGCTGCCGACCCAGTTCACCACGCATCTACCGGATTGACGTCCTGGCCCGTAATTGAACGTGTATTCAACGTCTTCAATCGCGCAACCGATATACGCATTGTCCAGCGCGGCCCCACCGCCTTCGCAAACCTGCTCCACAAGCGTAAAGTAAGGCAGCTCCATGCCATCGATGCAGACATCGATTGGCGTGATGCTATACACGCCGGTCGCAAAGGTTGATTTGCCCATCGCAAAAATCCAAGCCCACGTCATAAATTCTGCCGACGCATATTTCTCAATGCGGCCCAACGGGTTGAAGCTGACCGGATACACGCCTTGAATAAACTCGTTCCCTTTGCCGACCTCCGCCGCGTCATTCTCAGTCAAAAATCCGCTGGGGGCGAGTTCCGCGTTGAGTTGCCGGAACCGGAGCATATTCGTGAGTTGCGCGGTCTTGATGTTGGTCTGCTTACCCTGACTGACAAGCAGGATCTTATTCTGTATGCGGGTTGCCATGGTTATGTCCTCTCCTCGTCGATCATTGTTTGATAGGCGACGTTCACTTTCTCAATGAGGGTCTCATCGTCGTCGCCGAGCAATGCGATCACCGCGTCCCGTTGCGCGATCAGTTTTTCAATTGCTTCCTGTACCTGCATCACAGTACTTGGAGGTACGCACAGATTGACACTTGTCGTCACACCGGCCCCGGCATCGCCGTACTCATTCCAGACCATCGTCGTTGACCAGAGATCCTGCCCGAGCGTATCGGCTATGGAACGTTCGTTATCGGAGAAAAACCACATCGAGTTATTGAGCAGATCCACATACCGGATGTTGGCCGCCGCGACCGGAACCGAGATGGGGTAATTCAAGGCCAGATTGATCAGATCCGGCGCACTCATCGCGCTGCCGTTCGATGCCGCATTGCGCGCGCGCGCGTACAGCGTCAGCCGGTGTTTCCAGACCGTCATGCCGTCGAAGTTGCCGAACGTGCGGTCGAGATAAGCGAGCAGCATCGAGGGGGATTCCATCTGCTCCACGGCTCGCAGGATGCAGTTCTCCGCGCCGGAATAGAAGTAATGACCAACGATAGATTGAGTCGGAGGAATCGTGGGCGCACCCAGCTCAGTTGCCAGTTGCGATATGGACCGGATCGAGTCGAGAATCGAGTTGACAACTGCCGTGGGTTGAAGCATGACTCATTGGTTGTATGGTTGCGTTCTGATTCTCAGCCGGATGTGAATGCCTCCGCAGCGGTCGATATCCGACTGCACAATGTCGTAATCCTGCAGGCCGAAGGTTGCCGTATTGCCCAGCAGCCCGATAACATTCGCTGACGCCGGGATAAACAGGATGAGCATTTTGCTGCCGGGCTGCCCGCCGGGAATGTAGTCCTCCTCCATCAGCGGGTTCTTCACGATGCAGGCAACCGTCACGTCCGCGCCGCCGCCCTTCGGATGCAGCGTCACTTCAATCGGCCCGTTCACCGGATCGACCCGCTGAAAAGTCAGCGTGAGCTTATCGTCCATGTTCCCGACCAGCGTTTCAAAACTGCTCATCGGTTCACTTCCTCGGTACGGGCCGCCGCCAGCGTGGCCCTCGCGGTCGCGCCGTTTCTTCTTCCACCGGCACCTCCACAGTCGGCAGCCCGCCCGCAACGATGTGTGCCGCAACCGGCGTTATCGGCTCGATCACGGCGTTCTCGACCTCGCTCTGCGCCTGCCGCTCGCGGTAGTACTGCCGGGTGTCCGGCGGCGGATTGACTGGTTCCAGGCGCCGCATCTCATAAAACTGCCGCAAGCGTTCCGCGCGGATCTGGTGCGGAAATACCTCCGGATCGAGCGTCGCGCCGACCGGAACTGTCACCTCGCCCGCTTGAATCGGTCGCCGACAGACCTTCAGCGGCGGTACGCCCGTGCGCGTCAGAGTACGCCATGGAAGCAGTTCGTGGATCATCGCTTGGGCTTGTTCGCCTCCGTAGCGTGTTCGTGCTGCGCTGCGGGATGTTCGCTGCGTTCCGTGGCACGTTCCGTGGCTCGCTCCGAAACGTGTTCCGTGACGGTAGCGGCAACGCGCGACTCCTTGTCAATAATAGCGATGAACTCTTCACAGACGAATCGGATCACCGGGTCGCGAAAATCCTGGCGCAGATACCAGCTCACTGCTTCGCGCAGGATCTGCTCCTTATCCAGCTTGCTCATTTTGGCGACTTGCTCTGCCGTGGTCGGTACAGGCGGTGGCTCCTGCTTTTCCTTTTTCTCAGCGTTCAAGATTGGATGCTGCGTTGACATGTGTTCTCCCGTCCTTAAAGGCAATTCGCCAGGAATCCGCCCATGTCCGCACTGATTACCTTGTGGACGTAGGCTGATTCGATTTCCACGTGTGTGCTCCGGTCCGGCTGGAAGTAGTAGGAGCTGATCCGTTCACCGGCCTGTGTCGCGCCGAAATACCCGCTCCAGGCGAACGTGTAACCGCAAGCTGGCGTCATCAGGCCGGGAGCCGAAGGCGTGAATCCGACCCAGACGTTCGGACCGGCGATAAATGCGTTCGCCTCATTCGCGTTGATCCCCGCGTTATACGACGGCGGCACATAGGCGGCACCGGAATCCGGCCCCGCTGCCTCGCCCGCTGTATTGTAGATCGCATCCGACACAAACACCTTGTCCATCTCGAAAATCGCCGCGAGCGTATCCAGCACCACCTGCGCCGGTTTCGGAGCCGTTTGTCCATATTTCACGCGGTCCACGAATTCGGGATGATCGAGAAGCGCATCGAACACCGGGCGACCGAGAACCATCCGGTTGGGCCGGAAGCCGCCGCTCGTGAGCTGCACCAGTTGCTTGAGCTTGCGGACATCCTGAATCGGCGTGCTCGATGAGTTCGACCAGAACATGAAACTATACGAGCTGGCATTATTCGGCGGAGGTGCCGTGGGATAACCGCCGACGCTATTGGCTGCCGCGCCGGTCCAGAGATTCGTCCAGACGTTCGGAGCGAAGAACGTGCTCATCCATGCGTATTCGCGATTGATCAGCGATTGCATGGTCAGCAACTGCGTCGCTTCCAGGTCCAGGTTGAATATCGCGTCCGCATTGCCCCGGATCTGATCGTCAATGGGCTTACCGAGCGCCCAGACATCACACAGGTAAGTTGCCGTCGTATCCACCCGGTAGCCGACGTTCTTTACGAGCGTTCCAGGTGCTCTTTTCTGCATCTGGTTCCTATTAAAATCGGCGCGCGAATAAGTAAGGTAGCGGTCCGAAATCTTGGTCACGGGAACGATGGGAAAGACGTCTCTGGCGATAAAGTTCGTCTGTGCCTGCGCGTACATCGCGGACATATCGGTGAGCAATGCGTTGACATGCACATCGCTCATTGTCGGTTGGGCCATGGCTTAGTTCTCCTTTCGCTCCGTTAGGCCGTAGGCGCATTCGAGGGCATCAAATGCGCGCTGATAATCTGAATCGCGGTGGATGAAGGGCACGATTCGAGCGCCTGCGCTACCACCGTGCCGGTGGTGGATGCAACAAATGTGCCGCCAACGTCGAGTTGCAGGTACGTAGTACCGCCGGTAATGACTTGGCTCGCGCTGATCGCGACCTTGGTGTTGCCGGTGGTCTGGATATCGCAGGCTTGTCCGGAGAGCGGGTTGTTCTTCAGAACTCCGATGATGGCCTTGGCGGCGGTTCCGACTACGGCGTGAACGCCCGGAGGGTTATTGACGTCGTTGACCAGCGCCACGCCGTAAAACTGCTTTCCCGAGAGGTCTGCACCGGCAGGCGCGCTCAATTTGTTAAACATTCCTTCTTCGTACGGCATAACGTTCTCCTTCCTTCCTTCAGTCCCTAGACCATCGATCTCCTGATAGGTACGTCTTCAATCGCAGTGCTCAGGCCGAGCTGGGCCATGTAGCGCCGCTGGGCACCGAGGACGTATTCGGTAAGCACTTTGCCGCGACCGCCGGGACTCAACTGAATCACCCGGTCGCGCTCGTCCATGTACGATTCGTAGATCTGCGGATTGGCGCGCATTGCCTGCGACATCGCCTGATAGCGCGCCTGCGCGTAGGCGACCGGATCGCTGGCGAACGGGGCACTTGCAAGCTGCGCCTGCCGGACCGCCTGATCGAACGTCGCGCCGCTGCCGGGAGCTTGCCCGGTGACGTAGGAGTGCATGCTCTGCTCGCTCGACGCCTTGGTACGCCGGTCGTTCAGATCTTCGATCACGTCATCCACCGTGTAATTGGCACCGATGTACTGAACGGCCAGCTCCGGCATGTTGGCGATTTCGCAGAGGCTCGCGATCCGCTTCGCAGCGCCATTGGCGGATTTGCGGCTCTCCATCATGTCGTCCTTGTCCTTGGCTCTGCGGGATTCGGATTTACGGCCTTTGGCTTCGGACTTCTTGGATTCGGATTTCTTTTTGTCGTCCTCCTCCTCCTCTTCTTCCTCGTCGCTATCGTCCTCGCCGTCTTCCTCTTCCTCGTCCGGCTCTTTGGCCTCTGTGTCTTGTTCGGTCTTCTTGCCCCGCTTGATCAACGTGTCCTTCGGTCCCGTCGTATCGAGTGCCATCGGTTCTTCTCCTTGTGCGGTTGACTCCTCGGCGTCGTCCGCCAGGAGATATTGCAATGCTAGAGCGTGCAGTTCCACGTCATGCAGCTCCAGCGCCTCGGCCAATACGCCCGCGTAGTAAACGTCCCGGTGAGCCAGCGGGGCAGGCTCCAACTTCGCGTCTTTGAGGTGCCCGGCGACATGCCGGTAGATGCCGCGCCGGTCCGGCTTCGATACCACCGTGCCACCGCGACCGCCATTGAGGATGCCAATCGAACTCTGGCAGGCTTTGATATTCGCCGCGCCAACGTCACCGCCCGCGCTGACCTCGTGATGGATGAATTTGTAGCTGGCTTTGACGGTCGGATCGCCCTGCGCATCCTGCCACGCAAACGCGCTACGGTAGTATGCCTCGGTGCCGTCGTTCTTGAGGTTGGCTTTGGCTTTTGGCCCGTCCCAGGCCTTTTCGGAGGTGGCGGTCTTATGCGGCGCTATGGCGGGCACCTTTAGTCCCTTCTCCACTGTCCCATCTTCCTGACGCCGTGACTCCGTGACGTCACCATTGGAAGCATTATGGTCCGAAATTGTTTGTCGCGCAACTGGCATCTTGTGATTCACCTGTTCCGCGAGCGCCGCCATCGCTTCGTCATACGACATACATTCGTCCGCAAGCTTGCCAATTGCGGTGTCTCCGAACAGGACTCCCGCCTCCGTATTGCGGACCTTTTGCGGCCACATGTCGCGGTTGCGCGCGACACACTGCACGAACATTTCGTACTCGCGATCCACCTCGGCCTGAATGTCGGATTTGGCCGATTTCGAGAGCGGTTGGTGTGGATTGCCATCGGTCTTCTTGTCGCCAGCGAAGATGTAGGTGTACTTCACACCTTGCATGTCGTCCTGGCCGGACGTATCCGCATGCAGCGCGAATACGCCGATGGAGCCGACGCCAGCGGTGCGGGTGACGAATACACGGTCGGCGGCGCTCGCGAGCGCATAAGCTGCGCTGGCTGCGAGATCGTTGGCAATCGCCCAGATTGGTTTGTCGCCGCGCATGCCGTAAAGCAGTTCACTCAGTTCGAAGCATCCGTGCGTAGTGCCGCCGGGCGAATCGACGTCGAGCAGCACGGCCTTCACTGAAGGATCAGCGAGCGCGCTGCCGACCGCTTCGCCAATCGATCCGTACGAGCTGCAACCCGAGGCCGCTGAGAGGAAGTTGAAGCGCTTGAGCAACGTCCCCTGGATCTTGACTACACCGATGCCGTCGGAGGTGAGCTGATAAGGCTTGCTGGATTTCTGCGGCTGATCCATGGGCACTGGGTCCAGGAGCACTACCGGCTGCGAGAGGATCAGTGGTTGCGTGCCGGTGTTGTTCACCCATTCCAGCGTCGGTTCCACTTCGAGGCGCGAGCCGATACCGTGCAGGATGGCCTCCAACTTCTCCGGAAGGATCGCCAGCGGCTGATTGAACACCATGCTCGCAACGCGGACCAACGGCATTTTCATACTCGCATCTCCTAATTCACTCTCGACCCCGTTTTATCAGGCTCCTGCCCGTCTTCCGGCTGTTGCGCTTCTTCCTGGCCTTCCGGCTGGCCGACTTCCGTGGCTTCGGGCGATGCTTCCTTGCCCACCAGGATCTTGCGCGGATCGATGTCGTAGACCAGACCCATCACATCCGTACGTTGGTTATCGCGAGTCTGCGCCTGATCGATGGCGGAGGCATCCTCGCCCATCTCCGCGCAGACTGCCTCGCGGCTCGTGAAGCCGCAGCGTACCGCACTCATCTTTGCTTCGATGTCTTTTTGTGGATCGATCCACTGCCAGCCGGACGGCATCCAGTTCACTTCCAGGTACTGCTCCGGTTCTTCGGCATAACCGGGTAGCTCAAGGCGACCAGCGAGTACCGCTTCGTCCATCCACCACCGGAGCACGGGCTGGCAAAACTGCGTGACGAGCACGTTATAAATGAACTGCTCGCATTTTCTGTGCGCTTCCTGGAGGCCGACGCGGATCGAACTGAGATTGACGCCGCGCAGATCGCCGGTCACCTGCTCGTAGCTTGCGCCAATCGCGGACGCAAACTGGTGCAGCATAATCGACATGAACGTTTGCAGGTCGTTGTTCTGCGGCAGCGAGGGAAAACGGATGTCTTCGCCGGGAGAGAGTTGATTGATCGATCCCGGCTCCAGTTCGCCGAACTGGATGCCCGGCGGCACATAACCGTTGGCCGGTCCGACGATGTCGGTGGGAATGACCTCCGACTCCGGGACTATTTGGGTGACGAATCCTGCGAACATCGCCTGGATCTGCTTGGCAACCACCGTGGCATCGCTGTATTTGCTCAACTCGTGAAGCAGCACGAGCACGCTTGCAAGCGCCGGAACGCCGCGCAGCAGGCCCGCGCGCAGCGGCTTGAAACAATGGATCATCTCACTCGATGGAATACGCACAAAGCGTAATGCGGTACTGGTAAAGAACATCGTCTCGCCGGGATGCTCAAAGAACATGTGGAATGCCGCGAGCCGCCCCTGGGAATCGAACTCTTTGCCGGTGCGAACCAAGCTACCCTGCGGCGTCGGCGGGATTCCTGCGGTAGCCGTCAGGTTCAACCAGATCGGGCACTGTTCGGCCTCGATGATTTGAAATTGCACCGGCACCCGCATAGTCTGTTTTTTGTAGTTGGGATTTGGTGCGAAGTTTGTGGGCCGGATGTGCCGCCTGACGAACACCTCGCCACCTTCGAACAGTTCGCGCGCCGCGAGTGCCTGCAGGGCGTAGAAATCACAGAGTCCGTTGTAGTCGATAGACTTCGACATCGCGCTCAGTTTGAATTCACGCTCGATCTGCAGTTTCAGTTTCTCGTCCCTGAGCTGCCACTTCGGCTTGATCCCGTTCCCGACAATCTGAGATTCGAAATTGTCCACGGCAGATGCGGCCAGCGGATTGTTTCTGACCTCATCGTGGCAGCGCGCCAGCATGAGATCGCGCGTGCTCCACAGACTCGTTGTCGGCCCGAGACGCGTGGGATTCCAAGTCGCTAATCGTCTGCCGGTGCCGGTCGCTTCGTAGGGTGAGCCATAGCCACCGTAGCCGACGTATTCCGGAGGATAAGTTCCGCTTTGCGCCTGCCGTGGCAATACGGTCGCAGTGCCTTCGGGCGAATGCAGGCGGGCGATACTGCGGGCTGACGCCATGTCCAGTTCCGCCATGACGCCGTGACGTCATGACGTTAGGCGCATTGTACAACGATTCAGAATGTACCGGGAATGTGAGACACAGGTAGGAGAAATCGCGGCTGTTCGCTGGCGAGCAGTTCCGTGATGGCATCGCGCATCACGCTGGAGGCTTTCTGCTCGTTCTCCGTGGCGATCTTCTGGGCAATCCGCCACGCCCGCTCACAGGCCGCGTTAGCTTCGCTGATGTGCTCGTTGGTCTCGTCGCCGATGACGATTTTCGGTAGCGGATTGTCCGGTTCATCGCCGCTGACGAATGCCCAGAGCGCTTCATCACGGTAGAGAAACCATGTCCGGATGGTCGCGATCAGCGCCGCTCGCGGGCTGATGACGGCCTTACCGGGTGACGGCATGAGGTTCGGCTGCGCCATTTAGAGTCCCTTGTTCGTGTAAATGCGAATCTGCCGGTTCTGCCCTGCTCCGTAAAGCAACTGATACAGGTAGTTCGACGCCGCAATCATTTCTTTGGTTGAGGTATATCGGATGGTGCGGTCCTGAAATCGCACTTCAGTAACCCCTGACGCAATCGCGTTCTGCAGGGCGGTGAGCTGATCTTGCAGCACCTGCTGCGGGTCGGGAGGAGGTGTCGTTCCCATATGATCTCCTACGCGATGTATCGCCGCACAGGAATTCGCACTGCGCGGAATATGTTCTGCGGTCGGCGGCCAGGATGCGTGAGAACGACGAGGCCTGGGCCGCGCGTGATCTCCTGGGTCACAGCGACGCCGCCCGCCAGGATCGTCGTTACGATGCCGGTCGCTGAGGTGAGCTGCAGATCCCACTGATAATTTCCGGCGAGCGTGGTGGTGGTCGCGTGCGGAATGCTGAGTGTGATCTGGTTCGGTGCGGTGAACGTGCAGGTGACGTCACAAACGATGGTGGGATTATTGTCTGCCGGACCGGCGCGCACTTGGCTCTGGATCGCATAGCCGGTGAGGTTCACCGCATTGCCTGCGCTATCGGTGACCATCACGGTCGCCGCGTAATCGTCGCCCTGATAGACTTCAAGATTTGCCGGATCGGGCATCTGCCATGACTCCGTGACGTCACGGGTAATCATAGCACTATCCCGTCCGAATCTTGCCATGGTCTCAGTAACCAAGCCACTGAGCGGGCACTCGACTCCATACCTTACCGGAGTCACGATGGGTCTCAGTAACCAAGCCACTGAGCGGGCACTTTCTTACCCTACCACTTCTTTTAGTGGCTCCAAAAAAGCGGCTCGATTGTCTGAGCCGCCTCTCCCTACCGAAGCGAGAGCCTCCGAACCCTCACCTTTGCAGACCGTTATCCCAACTTGATGGAGCGGTCGAACTGGAACGGCCCGTACGGCACCGTGAGCCTCGCAAGGTAGTATGGCCGCGCGGTGACCTGCGTATCGTCATCGCCGTCGCGCAGACATTCGCGCACCGTCAGGAACTCGACCCGGCAGTCTCCGCGCAATGCCCTTGCGGAGTCTGGGAACTCCCGCCCGAAAGAGAACCACGTCTATTGTGAGCAAACAATCCGAATCTTACCTCAATTGGGCGTTTCCTCGTGAGGAGAAACGACGAGTGTGACCCTGTTATGGGAAGTCCATTTGACGGCGCGGACCACACCGATGGAGAACGGCTGTTGGTGCTGCCAGTCCGGTCGATCTTGGCGTCCAAGAACTGCTGCGCGAGGGACGTCGATACGGGTGCCCGTAGGCGGAATCCAGTCGGTTTCGAGGTCCTTGACCAGCGTCTGACCCTTAGTATCGACAATCGTGACGTATAGCTGCTCACTCATTTCAGGTAAAATCCCCTTTCGAAGCGGTATCTTACCCCAGTTTTCGACCGCAGCTGATAATGCTCTTTTCTCCCGCGATGCGGGCGGCGAAGGCACTCCGCAGAGTGCCGCACCGTCATCTCCACCGCGACCGGTTACTTGCCGTGTTTGGGGAAGTCATTCTGAGCGACCGTCGCCCGGAATTCCTTGATGGAAGTGGTGTCCTGCCCCAGTAATTTCAGCTTGATTTTCTCAAGCGTTGCAGGCGCGATATCGATGAGACCGTTCCATTCTTCGATGGCCTCATTGATGGCTTTCAGCGCCACATCCCGGCCCTCCGGATTGCCTATCACGTGGTCCCGGCTGATAGCCATACTGGCCCCCACTACCGCGCGCGCAAAGTGCGTGGCCTTTTCGCGCAACGCTTCTATCTTGGTTTCAGCTTCTTCTAGTTTCATGTGTGATCGTTCCTTTTTTATTGTTTTACCGGCGAGCCTTGCGGTCCGCCTCTTCCGCTTCCTTAGTTGACAGGTATTCCGCCATCTCTTCCAACTCCGTCAGCACGTCGCGCAATTTGGCTATCCGCGCTTCGTTCTCGTCCACCGCAGCGGTGAACGCTTGCGGCCCCGCCGGGTAATAGTCGCGGCCATTCGGGCTGTTTTGTCGCAGTGTCGCCATAGCCCTGCGTATCGTGTACATCGACTCGGTGGTCTGCTCTAACAGCTCTCGCACGTTTGTGCCATTCATGTGTATCACAGGTAATTGCATAAACTCCAGTCTGACAAAATAGGCCTATTATGTCAAGCGCAATGAATGAAGAAAATTCGTCGCCCGGCTGGCTGCCCGGCCCGGGACCACCCCCGGAAAATGGAAATTTCGAAATGCCGTTTCGATTTTGAAAAATTTTCCTATCCACTTGACTTTTCCCTATTTTTGCCATACCCCCCCAAAATACCCGCCCCCCCCCACCCCGGGGGGTATATGGATCTCGTTGATTCTAAAGGAGATCTTCTCCTTTGAAATCAGTCACTTGCGAGCCGCTCGCAAACCCTTGAAAACAGGGCGGATATCCGACTGGCGTTTTGCCGCTTTCGATGCTTGCGTAAACCGTTGAAAAGACGTAGCATGGCGAACTCCTGGCCGCACGACGAACTCCTGGCCGCACGACGAACTCCTGGCCGCACGACGAACTCCTGGCCGCATGGCGACCACTGGCCGCACGACGAA